TCCATTAACAGGTAATGCTAACTACAATCCTAATAACGCATACACTAATCAATTAAATGCTTTCACTAACTTATTAAGTGGCAATACAGAAAGTTATAGACCAGCTTATTCATCAGAATTATACAGCCCAGTTTATAACACAACTAACCCAGCATCTAGTTACGCTATGTCACAAGGAAACCCAAATCCAGAAGCATCAATGGGTGCTAACTATTCAGTAGGATACGACTCTACAAACTATTAATATGACTAAACAAGAAGCTATAAAGAATGTTTTACAATCTCAAGAATTTTTAGATGTAATGGATGAGTTAAGAGAAAACCAACTTAACAGTATTAGATATTCTGAATCTCACGAAACCGTTGAGAGAGAAAGATACTACAATCGATTACAAGCTATAGACGAAATCATGGCTCATCTTGAATCAATCGCTAAAGACAGCGACATTAAAGATAAAGCATGGAAGATATTATAGACCTTTCTATAATGGCAACCCTTGCCTAAAGGGAACATTAAGGAAATACAATGAGTGAAGAAACCATGACTCCTGAACAAGGAAGTGGAGAACTAACTGTGAATGAAGCAGCCAAACAATTTGAAGGCTTTTTATCAGCAGGTGAGGACTCCAATGAGCAACCAGAAACTGTTGAAGAAGAAGCTGAAGATAGTTCGGACTATGAAGAAGCTGTAGAAGCTATTGATGATGAAGTAGTTGATGCAGAAGATGTAGACACAGATGATGACAATGAAGTTGAAGAAGAGGAACTTGAAGAAGAAGCTCGCTATACAGTAAAAGCTGCTGGCGAAGAAAAAGAAGTCACCCTTGAAGAATTAATGCAAGGTTATCAACTTGGTGCGGATTACACGAAAAAGACTCAAGAATTAGCTGAAAATCGCAAAGCTATAGAAGCTGAAGCAAAAGCTATTATTGAAGCTAAACAAGTTAGGGATACTTATGCTCAACGGCTACAAGCTATTGAACAGTTTTTGACATCAGGTCAAGACAGTCAAGAAGATTTAGCCGTAATGAAGGAAAACGACCCAATAGGATACGCAGTCAAAGTTGCAGAACTGACTGAAAAGAAAGAACAGTTAGCACAGGTGAGAGCTGAACAAGCACGCATTGCACAACAGCAACAAGCGGAGCAACAGCAAAACATGGCTAGGCATGTTCAAGAGGAAGCACAAAAACTTTCACAAGTCCTACCAGAGTTTTCAGACCCAACCAAAGGCGAACAAATCAGAAATGAGATTCGCAATTATGGTAAAAGTGCAGGATTTACAGATGCAGAGTTATCACAAGTATACGACTCTCGTCATGTATTAATGTTGCACAAAGCGATGATGTACGACAAACTTCAGAAATCTAAACCTGCTGTAAACAAAAAGGTTGCTCAAGCACCCAAGATGGTTAAATCAGGAACAAAGGTAAAAGAAGGTAATCGTGATGTTCGCAAACAACAACTGAATAAGCTAAAGCAAACTGGTAAAGTCAGAGATGCTGCGGCTCTTTTTGAAAACTTTATTTAATAAGGAAGTGAATTAATCATGGCAACATATCAAAGTTATCAATCAATCGGTAATCGTGAAGATTTAACCGATGTGATTTACAATATTTCTCCAACCGATACACCATTTATGTCATCTGTTGGTAAAACAAAAGCAACTGCTGTATACCACGAATGGCAAACAGACTCATTAGCTGCTGCTGTAGCAACTAACGCTGCAGTTGAAGGTGCAGACGCATCATCATTAACAGCTACTCCAACTGTTCGTAAAGGTAACAGAACACAGATTTCACAAAAAACTATCCAAATCGCTGGTACTTTAGAGTCTATCGATAAGGCTGGTCGTAAATCTGAAAAAGCATATCAGTTAAGCAAAGCATCTGCTGAACTTAAACGAGATATGGAAAAAACATTACTATCTAATACTCCTGCTGTAACAGGCGATGCTTCTACAGCTCGTAAATTAGGCGGTTTACAAGCATGGTTAAATACAAACTATGTTGGTGCAGGCACTGCTGGTTCTAACGGAACAACAGCTCGTGTATCTGGTACAGATGCTGCATTTACAGAAGCAATGTTAAAATCTGCTGTTAAACAAGCATACGAAGAAGGTGGTACTCCAACTGTTCTTATGGTTACACCAACACAGAAACAAGTAGTATCAGGTTTTGCTGGTATTGCTGAACAACGCTACCAAGCTCCATCAAACAAACCAACAACTATCGTTGGTGCTGCTGATGTTTACTTATCAGACTTCGGTACATTATCTGTTGTTCCTAACAGATTCATGACTGCTGATACTGATGATGCTGGTGAAGTAGCTTTTGTTCTTGACCCAGAATATGCTTCAGTAGCATATTTACGCCCATTCGCTACAAACGAATTAGCTAAAACTGGTGACAGCGAAAAAACACAACTTCTTGTTGAATACACACTAGAAGTTAAAAACGAAGCAGCTCACGCAATTATTGCTGACCTTGCAGAGTAATACGGTTAATAGCCCTCTTCGGAGGGCATTACCCTTTTAGGAACTACAATGGCAAAAATATTAGAAAAAGACGATATTAGAAACAAAGTAGCACACGACACCACAGACGGTGGATTAGTGATTGAGACTGTACAAGATGTCTCTGCAATACTAGAACAAAACAAACAAGAATATAACGCAACAAATGGTCGTTGGGGTAATGATGTCTTTGACAACAAGATAGCATCTATTCCATTGACTGTAATTGATACACTCAACCAAAAAGGTATTATGCGTGGTTTCCATGTGGTAGACCAAACAGCATTTCGTAAATGGTTGAATGACCCAGACAACAGATTCTTTAGGACAAGACAAGGTAGAGTATAATGGCATTTACTTCTTACACGACATTACAAGCAAAGATAGCTGAATATCTTGCTCGTGATGATTTAAGCACACAGATACCTGATTTTATCCGTTTAGCAGAAGAAAGATTAAGACGAGACCTACGCATCAGACAGATGCTAAAAGTTGCAACAGCGACCACTACAGCAGGCGACAGTACCGTTTCTTTACCAGCTGACTTTATGGCTATGAAAGACCTGCATTTAGATACAACACCTGTACGAGTCTTACAATTTCAAAACACCTCCAACTTCTTTAGAAACGCTAGAACTACAGAAACAGGTGTACCGACCATGTATACATTATTAGGTAGCGAGTTTCAATTTGCTCCTAAACCTGATAGTGCATACACATTAAGAATGGTGTATTACTATAAACCTGATTTCTTATCAGCTAGTAACGCATCTAACTTATTTTTAGCTAACTGCCCAGATTTATTGTTATACGGTGCATTAGCAGAAGCAGAACCTTATCTAATGAACGATGAACGATTAGCAACATGGTCAGCGTTATACGATAGAGGTCTAGCATCATTAAGAGCAAGCGATGATGATAGTGAATATCCATCTTCTCCAATGTCTATAACACTTTCAACGAGGTAAATTAAAATGGCAGAATTTAGTAATTATTTAGAAAATGCGTTAATCAACGCAGTATTAAGAAATACATCATACACATCACCTACGACTGTATATGTATCTCTATACACAACAGACCCAACAGATGCAGATTCAGGCACAGAAGTATCAACATCAGGCACAAGTTATGCAAGAACAGCAGTCACATTTGGTGCTCCATCTAATGGCGTATCTACAAACTCTGCTGATGTAACATTTCCTACAGCAACTGCTTCATGGGGTACAGTGACTCATATAGGTATACATGATGCTTCTACAGCAGGTAACTTATTATTTCACACACCTTTAGATACAGCTAAAACAATCGACTCTGGTGATATATTTAAAATAGAAACAGGCAACTTATCAGTTACATTAGCTTAACGCTTACCGTTAAACGATAAACGATAAAGGATAAAGAATGGCATTAGTCGTTAAAGACAGAATAAAAGAAACTACTTCAACCACAGGCACAGGTACGCTTACGCTTGCAGGTGCAGTCTCTAAATTTCAGTCATTTAGTGTGGTCGGTGATGGTAATACAACTTATTACGCAATAGAAAGTGGGAATGGTACAGACTGGGAAGTCGGTGTAGGTACTTATACAGCGTCAGGAACAACGCTATCTAGGGACACCATACTAGAATCTTCTAACGCAGGTAGTGCTATTAACTTATCAGGCACATCTACAGTATTCTGTACCTATCCTGCTGAACGCAGTGTTAATACAGAAGACATTGGCGTATCTATAGAAGCATATGATGCTACGATATTAAAGTCAGCAGACATTGGTTCTACTGTTCAAGGTTATGATGCAGACACTGCAAAATATGATGATGCTACTGCTAACTTTACTGGAACATTGCAGAATGGTGGAAGTAATGTAGTTGTTGATACAGACATAGGTTCTACAGTACAAGCATATGATGCTGACACTGCTAAGTATGATGATGTTACTGCAAACTTTACAGGTAATTTACAAAATGGTGGTGCTAATGTATTAACAGGCAATCAAACCATTACATTGTCAGGTGATGTAACAGGTTCTGGAACAACTGCAATTACAACTACTGTAGGAAACGACAGTCACAGCCATACAACTGCAACATTATCAGGTAATGTAAGTGCTTTTACAAATGATGCAGGTTATGTTACAGGCAATCAAACTATAACTCTTTCTGGCGATGCTTCAGGTTCAGGCACAACTGCAATTACTGTTACTGTTGCCGATGATTCACATAACCATATCATATCTAATGTTGACGGATTGCAAACTGCATTAGATGGAAAACAACCATTAGATGCAGACTTAACTGCTATTGGTGGATTAGCAAACACAAATGGTAACTTTATTGTCGGTAATGGTACAACATGGGTTGCAGAATCAGGAGCAACTGCAAGAACATCATTAGGTCTTGGTTCATTAGCAACTTTATCATCAGTAGATGCTTCAACTATTACTGACAATTCGGTAGGTGCAGCAGAACTTAATGTAACAGGTAACGGAACAACATCTCAATTCTTAAGAAGTGATGGTGATGGAACATTCACATGGGCAACACCAACATCAGCTGCACCAACAACAGCACAAGTATTATCTGCAACAGCAGGTGCATCTGTTGGAGCAGTGGGAACTTATGCTTGGCTAGGATATAATAACACAGGAAATACCACTATTAGTGAAGGACAAACAATAGCAGGTTCTGTATTAAGATATGCTGGTGGAGGTATTATTAATTGGAGCATGTCACAACTTATTCACTCTACATCAAAAGGCGGAACACCATCAGGAACTTGGAGAGTTATGGGTAAATGTCAAACACAATATGGCGATGTATATCCATCAACAATATTTTTGAGGATTTCATAAGTGCATTATTCAAATGTTAAAAATTTAAAATGGGCAGATAAAGAACATACATCAATAGATTTGGAATGTAACTTTTCTCATTTAGGGAATGAGGTAGTTCCATTTACAGCTAATCCTAACGATGTTATGGAATATAGCGTTGATTTGTTTAATCGTTGTGTAGCTGGTGAATTTGGTGAAATTGCTGAATATGTAGAACCTGTAATTATTTTAACTTATGAAGACAAAAGACGAAGAGAATATTTACCTATTGCAGAACAACTAGATATGCTTTATTGGGACAAAATAAACAATACAAATTTATGGCAAGAATATATTGATGCTATAAAAAGTAAATATCCGAAAGAATAATAATGTTTGGAATATCTGCATTTTCTGAAACTACATTTAGTTCATTTGTATTTGATAGTCCTATTAAGTTAGGGATTGCTGATATAAATGCTATTGCATCATTAAGTGCAGACGGTTACCGTATACAACATTTTTCAGGAAGCATTACTGCTAATGGCGATGCTACTGCTATTGGTTACAGGGTACAGCAAAGTAGTGCAGGAATTACCTCTGATGCTAATGTTAATGTAGATTATTTAAGAATAAGAACAAACAGTGGAGATATTTCTGCTTACGCTTTAGTCGATGCAGATGGATATTCTATTGCAAGAGCTAGTGGTGCTATATTTAGTAATGTTAGTGTTACTGCTAATGGTGTTGCAATTTACAGTAGAAATGCAGATGTAAATGCTAATGCAACCATAACAGGAAATGCAAGAAGAATAAGAACAGTATCGCCTA